AGCCGTGACACCAGCGGTGACGGGCAGCAGCTTTTGTCCCACACCGGAAATTTTGTCCCCGGCGGACTGCAGCGTTTCTCCCAGAACGCCCATCTTTTCCAAGGCGGTGTGAGAATTGTTTGCTTCTGTGGTCAGACGTTTCAGTTCGTTTTCGGTTTCGATGATCTCACGCTGTAGAGCATCATACTGCTGCTGGGAAATTTCGCCGTTTGCAAGAGCGGTATTGGCTTGTTCCGCAGCGGTTTTCAGCACTTCCAGCTTTTCTTTGGTAGCTGTCACCGCATCGGCGAGGAGCTTGTGCTTCTGCGAGAGCAGTTCTGTGTTGGATGGATCGAGCTTCAGCAGCTTCTGGACATCTTTCAGCTGCGTCTGTGTACCTTTGATGTCCTTGTTGACACCTTCCAGTGCTTTGGACAGCTTGGTGGTATCGCCGCCGATTTCTACGGTGATGCCCTTGATTCTATTTGCCATGCGGTTTCACCTCCTCCGTGAGGGCATGAAAAAAGCACCTGATCATGATAATGATCGGTGCTTAAAATATCATTTTCCTTTTTTAGCAACATCCCACTCGATTTTTAAATATTTTCTTATTTCATCAGTCAATTCATCTAAAAGGCGTTCTAATTTTCGTGGGCTATTTTCATATCTAAATCTATCGTATTGAATTTTTTCCTGGTGATATTCTGAATACTCAGCTGAACTTTCATCAGGAACATACTCTGGAATGTAATTAACAGTTCCATCTTCCTCAACTATTTGATGTTCCTCAATATGATCTAAAGGTAACGCATCGAATTGGTTTTCTAATGATTCTTGACACTCAATGATTTCATTTTTTAATTCTTCGCTTTTTTTCTTCGAGTATAGTTTTTCTACAAGTTTTAATGATTTAGAAATCAATTTATATATTTCATTGTTTTTTCCGGAATTAGAAGTAGTATCATCGTTTGATTGAGAATCTGGTCCAAAATAAAGCATTAATAAGAGGCCGTTTTCTTTAGCAGTCAAATGCTTACTATTCATCTCATTACCGAAATCTAAGTCAATAATACGTATCAAGCCATAACAAGAAGCGATAAACTGACTAGTAGCATGCCTTACATTTTCAATCCAAGCAATGCGGGCTTTGGAAATAATATCAGCATCTATCTTCGCTTGATTCCATTTGCTTTCGAACTCCTCCTGTTTTTTACGGATTTCATCTTCACGTTTATTGAGCGTTTCTCTCAATGAGTTTTCTCGTTCTATTTGTTCATATTTATTTACATCATTGTTATATGAAGTCATTCTATTTGATATAAAAGATATGCAAGCACTTGAAACAGCAACAAGAATAACGATCCCTTGTTCAACATAATCTGATTTTTCCGCATTGCTGTCATTATGAAAAACATAGCGTAGATAAAAATATGCTATCGTCAAGAAAGCAACAGAAACTAAGATTGAAATACAAACAGATACTATAGGTTTTTTAGGCTTGGAATTCTCACTCATACAATCACACCACCTGAATAATAATATTTTATATTATACAAGTTTTAGTGTTTTTTGTCAATCCACAACAACGTCTAGTCTAAAACAAATCAAAATCCGCCTGTCCAGCGACCTCGTGCCAGCCGTCATATTCGTCATTTTCCTTTTCCGTGAACATATCATTCACGACTCCGATCGTGAGCAGATCAAGCTCCGAGAGGGACAGCCCGATCTGCACACACCGGAGAAGAAAGAGGGGCGTTGTCATCGGGCGGTCAGTTTTGCGATGTTTTTTTTAGATTCCGCCTGCGTCTCCACGTTGAGTCCCCACAGTTCAATGAGCTGTGGCAACACTTCGTAGATGGAGAATGTGTTGAACGCTTCAAGCCATTCATCGGGATTGTCCGGGACGTTCTCCGGATCAGCGTGTTTCGCCATGATGTAGGCGATATTCTCGAACACCTCAAGGCTCTCGATGTCAAGGGTAGAGCCTTCCTCATCGCCCTCCTGAACAGAGGTCTGGAGCGATGCGAAGTCCTTGTAGATGTCCCTGCGGAACTTGATGCGGTAAAGGCGAGGAACAGCGGCACTCGCCTTGAACGGAACCTCAATGCCGTCAACGGTAATCGTCTTTTTAATAGCCATGCTGTACCTCCTTACTCAGTCGCGCTGCCGCTTTTGGTTGTGCCAGCGGAACGTGTGCCGGTGCTGTTGTTGGTTGCAGCAGTCGGCATATACACAGAATTGTACCAGTTGTCGTAGGTGGTCTGGTCGGTGCTTTCGCAGGTCTTGGACTTCACCAGACCGTTGGGCAGCGCCGATGCTTTGAGGGAGAGCTTTTCCGTCTTGACGGACTTGCTTTCCTCTGTAGTCTCACCCTCGGTTGCAGGACGGGAAGCCGAGCAGCAGTAAAGCACATGGCGGATGTGGTTCTTGTCGCCGTCGAACTCGAACATGAGTGCAAACTACGATGTTTCCGCATCGTTGCGTTCCACCAGAACGCCCTTTGCATCAAGCTGCTCACCGAGAATCGCCGTTGCGAAGTCGGTGGTGATGAGCGCGACCTCCAGATCGCCGTCATAGCCTGCGTTGTTGTTGATGACATAATACACGCTGTTATCGGCGTAGAAGTTCTCATTTTCGCCGTTCGCGTCAATGCTCAGGGAAACTGCACCGGGCAGGCGCACAGGCGTTGCGAAGGTAGGAACGCCCTCGTCCGACCATGCCGTGATTTTCGCCCAGTGAACCTTATTCAGACCAAACTTTACCTTATTCTTCTGCAGTGCCATTGTTATACCTCCATTTCGTAAAGCACCTCGTAGAGCTTTTCGCTCTCGATCCAGCTTTCTGTTTTCGTGTAATAAATATTGTGCTGTGTCAGCACTTCCTCCACACGGCTTTCCGTTTCGGGCGACTTTTCATCCGTATACAGCTCCACATCAAGCTGCTTGAAGCTGTGATACATCAGATTATCCGCGCCGAAGGTGTCCTCGCCGGGTGAGAGGAAAATAACAAAGGGCGGTTTCGGAGACTCGCCCTCGGCAAAATGATGATAGGCAAACGGCATCCCGATCTCCTGCATCATTTCATTGATTTCTTCATAGGTCATGATAGCGCCTCCTCGATAAGCTGCGTGAGCATTTCCTCGCCGTGCGCTTCCGCAGGCGCGATATGCGGCTTGCCGGATACACGTCCGCCGTTCCGCTTTGCATGACCTTTTTCCAGCAGGTGCGCAAGCTGATAGCGGTCTTTCGAGTGAACGGTCATTTCGAGTGTATGGCTGTTCTCCCGCGTTTTCTTGGTCGCCCAGCTTTTTGCATAACGTCCGGTACGCTTCGGTGCATTGGCGGAGATTTCCTTCTTGACGGAGGTGGCTGTCTTTTTGACTGCCGCTTTCATGGCGGAATCGGCAAGGTCTGCATATTCTGTCAGACCGTGCATGATCTCCGCTGCCATATCGTCAATCGAAGTCATCCTGCTCACCAGCCTTTCGTGTACCTGCCGTGATCTTCATATAGTCGAGTGATTTATAATTCGGCAGTACACCGTTGATGTCGTACACCAGTCCACGGAAGCGCAGCTTGTGCGTGGTGGTATTGATCCTCCGGGTATCGGGTGTCTGCCGGACAGTAAATTCCAGAGAGGTGACCTCTTTGGTGACACCTGCCTCAGTTGTTTCCGTCGATGTCTTTACGGACACGGCAGCCCAGCAGGAGAAAACTTCCTCCCACCGGGCTTTGTGGTTGCCGATGCCGTCTATCTTCGTGCTATGTTCCAAAAAGGCGATGCGCTGATTCAGCGTTCCGATCTCCATCAGATCACCCCTTCCCGCTGTGCAAATAACAGCGCACGGAGCGTGAGTGTCAACTTGTGGTAGTCAGCGCCATTGCGGTTCTCATAGAGGTAAGAAACAGTATACAGCATAGCCTGCCGGGTGGTTTCCTCATTGACCGCAAGTGCCGCCTCGTCCATTCTGCCGACGTCCTGCACCAGCCGCTTGGCAGTGTCGATCAGTGAGAGGATGAGCTTGTCATCCTCGCAGTGATCTACACGAAGGTAGTTTTTTGTTTCAGCCAGCGTAATCAAGAGCCGGACTTGACCTTGAGCGTCTTGACTGCCTCCGGCAGGATGAGCTTGCCGTCGAGACGTTCCATTGCAAGGAAGCCGACCTGCCCGGTCATGGCGAACAGCTCATTCAGACGCTTGAAGGTACGACCGGAACGGTCAGCGATCCAGTAGTAGCTGAAATCGCCGAATGCCATACACTTCTTGCCCGCACCGATCTCCGGCACATAGCTGGAGGTCTTGTAAGGACGGTTGAGAATCGTATCGGGAACACCTGCCGCAACGGAAGGCTGCCAGATGTAATTGCCGTTGCCGTCCTTGAGCTTACGGAGTGCCTTGACCGTAGAATCGTTCAGCACCCAGACTGCCTTCTTGCGGTAAGGGCTGCGGAGCGAATAGAAAAGCTCCATCACATCATCGAAGGTGATGCTTGCGCCTGCAGTCGCTGCACCGTCCTGTGCACCGCCGGTTGCATTGAAGATACCGGTAGGCTTACCGGTGCCGTTGCCGATGAAGAAGGCTTCCTCTTCCTTTGCGCCGATTCTGTGGGCAAACTCACGGGCGATGTAGGACGGAAGGTCGAACACGCTGTCGCCCAGAAGTTCCTCGGAGATCTTGATCGCTGTACCGAGCTTGTATGCGGAGAGCGATGCCTGACCGAAGGTGTCATCGGAAAGCGTGTACTGCTCCTCCTCATCCATCCAGACCGCATCGCCCTTCGATGTCACGATCGGAATCTTGCGGTCGCCGGAGCTGGTCTTGATGACGGTCGCCATCTGACGGAAGATGTTCTCCTCCTCAAGCGCCTCGATGAGCTTTCTCTCGTGAGGTAGCAGTGTGCCGCCTTATCATCTTTCGATGACAGGTTTGCACAAAGCCCCTCCCAAACCGTGCTTAC